CCTGCACCAGCACCCGCGCCAGCACCTGTTCCTGCACCTGTTCCTGCACCTGTTCCTGCACCAGCACCCGCGCTAGCACCTGTTCCTGCACCAGCACCCGCGCTAGCACCTGTTCCTGCACCAGCACCCACGTCAGTTCCGGCGAAAGCACCTGTTCCTGCACCCGCGCCAGCTCCAGCCTCAGCGAAAGCACCCATGCCTGCACCCCTGCCTGCACCAGCACCTGTTCCTGCACCCGTGCCTGCGCCAGCACCTGCTCCAGCCCCCGCGCCTGTTTCTGCGCCAGCACCCGCGCCAGCGCCAGCCCCTACCTCGGTCCGCGCGCAAGCACCCACGCCAGCTCCGGTACCTGCTCCCGCGCAAGCTCCGGCGCCTGCTCCAGCTCCCGCGACAGCACCCACGCCAGCTCCGGTACCTGCTCCCGCGCAAGCTCCGGCGCCTGCTCCAGCTCCCGCGACAGCACCTGCAAGCGTACCCGCGAAGTCTCCCATCCGCCGCCGCCCGGAGACCAGAAGTCATGTGCCTCCTGTGCGCTTCCCTAGCATTAACACCTCGACCCCCGCGCCCACGAAGGTACCCGCGCAGCCCGCGGCCCAGACCACGGAGCTGCCTGAGCAGCCGCAGGTCCCGGCTCCCCGGCCTGTGCTGGACTCCACAAACCCCGAGCTGCGAAGCGAGGAGCGGAGGCACGCGCAGGAGCAGCGTTCGACGTGGAAGGACACCCTGGCCAAGTTCCGCGAGCCGGAGAAGGCAGAGACTCACTCGGCGGAGCCGGAGAAGGCAAAGAAGATTGGGACTATTGCCAAGGCGGTGGAAGTAGAGCTAAGCTGGACGGAGCGTCTTGCACAAATCCGGAGAGGCACCGCATGCGAATCGTAGAATCCTACCCTGGCGAGCTGGAGGAGATGTCACCCGAGGCCTTTGAGGACCGCGTCCGCAAGGCCGTCGCGATCAAGACTCGGCAGGTGCGCGGCGGCGAGCTGCGACTGATTGAGGACCTGGCTCGCGAGATGTCCGAGGCATACAACCAGCGGCTGGGGCAGTTCATGGATGACTTCGCCGAGCTGGAGATCACTGGGCAGCTGGAGTCCTGGAGCGACAATGCGTAAAGACCAGCTGCGTCACATGAAGAAGCCGGGAGAGACCCCGCTGCAGACGCTTGTGCGTGTGCACCACGAGGCATACCTCGTGGAGACCCTGGGGCTGAAGGCCTCCGGTGTCCCCTACGCGAGCTTCCTCAAGATGGTCAACGCGGGGATAATCCAGCCCAAGGAGAACGGCAAGCGCAACCAGTTTCAGGTCGTGGTCAACGCTGCCCGGGTGTTCTCCGGCATGGACAACAAGGAAAGAGCCAGCGCGAAGGACTGGTCCGCGGACAAATGGCGAGATATTCTCTCAAAGGAACGGGCAGTTCCGGATCTGGTGCCCGGCGTGGCTCCGGAGACGATCGTGGTGCCTGGCATGGACGGGCTGCTCGAACAGCGCTGGGGCGGTGACCACGCGCCGCAGGACCCGCATGCACCTATCGACGAGGCGCCGGCCGAGATGCAGGGATACCTGAAGGCCGCGTTCAAGCAAGCCTGTGACCGCGCAGGCATGTACTGCCAGGCCCTGGGCGAGAACATTGCGCAAGGGCTTGACAAAGTGCTCACGGGGGAGGCCCTTGCAGAGTGGCGGCTAATGATCATCCGAGAGGAGGTCTCCCGCACCATCCGCGACGGAGGGAGCAAGGAGGAGCTCGCTGCGCGGCTACGTGAGCGCACGGGGGACTTTGTCCGGGACTGGAACCGCGTGGCCGTCACGGAGCTGCAGGGCGCGTACAACGACGCCGCTGTGCTGACCGCTATCAAAGAGCAGGGCCTCGATGCACACGTCGCGCGCATCCCTGAGACCACGGCCTGTAAGGAATGCCTGAGGCTCTTTCTTAAGGACGGCAAGCCGATTGTGTTCAAGGTCACGGACCTGATCAAGAACGGGGCGAACATCGGCAAGCGCCCGCCGGAGTGGAAGCCTACTATCTGGCCGCTACACCCCCGGTGCAGATGTGGCCTTATTCCAGTACCTTACGGCTCGACAGTGGACCGCTCCGGAAATGTTGCGCCCGCCCCCTAGTTTGTGGGATACTAGGCTCAGGAGGATTCTATGTACCTCGGTTCCTGCAGCGATCTGCTCGTCAAAGGCGTCAAGACTGACGCGGCGGGGCAGAAGTATGTGGAGTTCGAGGGCATCGTGTCCACAGAGCACCCTGACCACGTAAACGACATCACCGCGCAGGACGGGGTGGATTGGGCGTACTTCGCACGTCACGGGGTGTTCAACTGGGAGCACAGCGACGCTCCCGAGGACTTCGTGGGCCTGCCCTTGGAGGTCCGACCAAACTACACGTACAACGGCAAGAAGGGCACCTACGTCAAAGGTAAGCTGCTCCTGGCCCAGCCGCGTGCGCAGAAAGTGTACGACGCGATGAAAGCGATGTCTGGCTCGGGCCGCGCAATCGGTTTGTCCATCCAGGGCAAGGCCCTTCTGCGTGACCCTCTGAACCGCCGCATCATTGTGAAGTCTATCATCCCGAAGGTGTCCTTCACCTTCAACCCCATCAACCCGAACACCTACGTCGACCTTGTCAAAGGCGTCTCCCAGGGTGTGCAGGGCATCGACGACCCTCTTGCTGCCGCGGTGGCGCGGAGTTTCCCGGAGTACTCTGCAGAGAAGCGCCGGCTCATTGCCGACACTGTGATGCTCCTACTTGACTAACGCCCACACAGTGGGATACCCTTGTGCGTGGAGGACTACCCATGAACGCTGAACAGCAAGAAGAACTCAAGAAGGCCATGATTGAGAAGGGCATGAAGGCGGAAGACGCCGAAGATGTCTGCAAGGCCTTCCCGTTCCAGAAGAGCGACGACGGTGACGCCGACGACAAAGACGCCAAGGACAAGATGGCCAAGGCCGTCGAGGACGCTGGCAAGGACCCTGAGGCCATCGCCAAGGCCGTCGAGAAGCTGCGCGCTGAGCTCGACAAGCCCACCGGCCTGACCGAAGAGGAAGTCAACGAGCGCATCGAGAAAGCTGTCAGCGCCGTGAAGGCCCCCCTGCAGCAGCACGCTGTGGCCATCTCGCAGATGACCGACCTGCTGCTCAAGGCCCACGAGAACGACATGGAAGTCATCAAGAAGAGCGTGCTTGGCCTGGTCGACGCCGTCAAGGGTCTGGCCGGTCAGCAGGGCGACCTTGCTGCCTCCATCACCGCGGACTCCGAGAAGATCGCCAAGGCGGTCGAGAAGTTCGACGGCGTGGCCGGTCAGCTCGAAGACATCCAGAAGTCTGTGTTCCGTCCGGCGGCTGAGACCCCGCGCGCTGTGCAGTCTTCGGTGGAAGTCATTCCCCACGCGTCGGAGGCGGCCGCCAAGGCGAACCCCGACTGGACGCGCGACGAGATCCTGAAGAAGGCCGTCGAGATCAACAAGACTGACGCGGACAAGGCCAACGCCATCCGCATGCAGTTGATGGCCTCGAAGCCGGACATGGTGGCCAAGCAGTTTGGCCTGACCAAGTAGCACAACGCCGAGGGCCCGGCTTGAGGCGGCCTGACTTCATAGGAGGACGAGATGTACCGTGACGTTGAGAGTCTGTACCAAGGCTACCTGGAAGCCCAGGCCACCGCCCCTGCGCAGATGACTGGTCTTGAAGAGGAAATCCGCAAGTCGATCGGTGGCAATGTGGCCATCGCCGACTACCAGACCATGCAGGGCGCCAGCGCCACTGCTGGTGCGGAGTTCTCGCCCCTGATTCCTGAGGCGCTCGACCCTGTCGTCGGCCAGGTGGACTTCAAGGCGCAACACCTGGAGTTCTTCGACTGGCTGCCGAAGCAGGACGTCAAGAACACCCTTGTGACCTTCATGAAGACCGTGGAGAACGGCAATCGCTGGATTCCCCGGGCCCTGATGGAAGGCGCGATCTCCATCAACAACCAGAGCCGGAACAGCCGCTCCTCGACTCGGATCAAGTCCTACGTCGAGACCCGCGAGCTGTCGGACGTCCAGAATGCCATCCCGCTCGCGGGCGGCATCGCTGGCGTTCCGAGCGCGGCCCTGGCGTACCAGACCACCAAGGGCATGCTGAGCCTGCACCGCATCCTGGAGGCGGACGCGCTGTTCGGTTCGGGCCATGACGGCAACGTCAACGCCCTGGACGGCATCCAGCCGCAGCTGATCCGCGCTGGCCAGTATGACAACTTCGACGGCGCCCCGGTCACCATGGAGTACCTGGAGGACAAGGTCCGCACGATGCAGTCGGCCCCGTACTACGCGGACCCGACGCACATCAAGGTGACCCCCAAGGTCTTCACCTCTCTGAGCAAGCAGCAGCTCTCGTTCGGTCGTCGTCCGATGGACGGCTCGGGCGTCAAGTACGGCTTCAACGAGAAGGGCGGCCTCGTGATCAAGGCGGGCAACCGCGAGATTCCGGTCGAGCCGATGACCTTCCAGGACAACCAGGCCGACGCTCCTCCGGACTTCGGCACCTCGCTGCAGAACGCGGCCATCGACGCCCTGGCGCCGCTGGCTCCCGCCGCGAGTGGTGGTGGCGACGCTCCTGCCTCCGTGGCAGGCACTGGCTTCTTCGGCGCGGCGGATGTGGGTGACTACCACTACACCGTCGTGGCGTGCACCGAGAGCGGCGCCTACTCTGTGATCGCGGCCAAGATTACGATCACCGCGGTCGCCGGGCAGGTCAACAAGTTCTACATCGCGCATCCGGGCAGTGGCGTGGTTCCCGCGTACTACCTGATCTTCCGGTCCTTCATGGACTCGGCGGGTACGGTTCTCCGCGACTACAGCTACATGACCACGGTGGCCAAGACCGCGGGCGACAAGACCCCCGTCATCGACACCAATTCGGTGCGCAACAAGACCGGCAGCGTGATGATCCTGCGCCAGGACCCGGAAGAGATCGTCCTGTACCAGCTCATCAAGCTGTTCCGCAAGCCGCTGGCCCAGAACCGCATGACCAACCCCTTCGCGCTGTTCACGGCGTGCGGGCTGCAGGTCAAGGTTCCCGAGCACCAGTGGCTGCTCACCAACGTCGGCTACTAAGCCGTCATGCCCTAGACACAGGAGACCCTGATGCGCTGGAAGTACCCCGCCACCAACATGAAAGTAGAGGTGGCGGGGGTCATCCTCCAGGTAAACGCTCAGGGTCTCCTGCCGTCCGACCTCCCGGCTCAGGTGCACGCGACGTGCGAAGAGTCCCCCATGTTCACCTTAGTGCCTGACCCTCCGGAGGGAGAGCCCTGTGACGGGACACCTCCTCCACCCACCCCCAAGAAGAAGAGGTAGCCAATGCCCGCATCTGCCATCAGCGCCACCGGCGCCGAGACTTTCGCCCTGCTCACTGCTGCGACCAGCGCGGCCGCGCAGCGGGTCACTGACCTGAACCTGCGCACCGCGCCTGCGCTGTACAAGGCTCAGTTGGGCACCTACCTCAAGGAGCTGGCCTCCGCGGTGGCGGCTTTGGATGCCGCGTACACGTCGCAGCTAGGTACTCCGCCGAACTGGGGCGCGGGCGTCGCGGACATCAACGCGCTGAAGGCCGTCGCTGCGGCCGCCCGCGTTGACAAGCAGACCCGCGTGGTCGAGAGCAACGGCAAGGGTGGCGAGAGCATCTACATCTTCGACGCCGAGTCCACGCTCGACGCGGAAGACATCAATGTGATCGTGCCCACCGACGTGACTCCTCCGGCCGCTGGTCGCTGGATCCTGGCCAGCCAGGGCGGCGTGCGTACCCTCCCTGTGACCGCAGGCGAAGGCATCAGCAAGGCGGACTCCTGCTACATCAGTGGCTGGGACAACACTAACAAGCGCCTGATTGTCATGAAGGCGGACAGCACGGACCCTGCGAAAGCTGCGGTCGGCATGGCCCCTGCCGCCATCCTCAACGGCGCCGCGGGCTACCTGGCTGTCGGCGAAGTGACGATCACGGGCGTGAATACCAGCGCGGCCTCTGCGGCTGGCGTGCCGGTGTACTTCAGCAACGTGGGCGCTCCGGCGTACACGGCTCCGGCATCCAACGCACAGCAGGTCGGTGTGGTGGCGGTGAAGAATGCGTCGGGCTCCATCCGGGTGGCGATTCGTCCCCCACCGGCGCCGAGTGCCGCTTCGATCACTGTCCCCGGGCTTCAGTCGGCCGCGGACAAGAGCAAGCAGGACAACACCCGCTCGTACCTGACTGCTCAGGTGCCGCCCTCGATGCTCGGCGCAGGCGCGGACGTGTCCGTGGCGCTGGGTCGCGCGGGCGCCCCGAGCACTGTGACGGGCGTGCACTGGCTCATCGAGGCTGCCCCGACCGTCGAGCCGGCTGCGGCCCCCGACGACCTGGTTGTGTCGCTGAAGAACGGCACCGTGACCGTGGCCACCAAGACCTACGTGGGCGCGCTGACGCCGGGAGCGTTCGACGCGCTGACCCTGTCGGGGGTTGCGGGCGAACTGGACCTGGTCGACGGTGACAAGCTGACCCTTGAGCTCACGCAGAATGGCGTGTGTCAGCTGGCCAAGCAGGTGCTCTTCCAGGCCACGATGGTCCCGAAGGCGTAGTCCCTACAGACCCCCAACCCGCAGGGCACCTGGCGCAAGCTCGGTGCCCTGTGGCATTTTTGGGGCGCGTGCGCTATCCTTGTGCGTGAGGTGTACCTATGGCCACGCTGCTCGACGACATCCTGACTGAAGAATGGTTGCTCAACACGTACCTTAAGGGCGTGAACCTGACGGATGCGAACGGTGTAGCGCTGCCTTCAAGCCTCTACCAAGAAGCTATTTCCACAGCAATCCGCCATGTTGAAGGTTTGCTCGACTTGCGTATCCTCCCCACGATCATCAAGAAGGAGCGCCAGGACCTGCACCGTATCGACCGCGGCACATTTTGGATGCACGGCACCTATCACCGTCCGCTGATGGCTATCGACGAACTGCGGCTCAAGCTGGGCAACCTGCAGATGATGAAGCTACCTGCCAGCTGGCTGTATGAGCTAGCGCCGAACTTCGGTACCTTCACTGTCATTCCGACCATGGAGCAGATTGTGGCCGGTACCTACGCCGCTCAGGCACTCCTGTGGTACCGAGGCGACAACCTGCCCGGCGCGCTTGAGCTGGACTACCGCGCAGGCATGCTGGTCACAGAGGGTACCGTGACCTTCGCGGCCGGTGACGTGCTGGAGATGGCTGCCATTGGCCAGGAGCTGCTATCGACGGACTACGACCTGACCTTCTCGCTTGTGAACCCCGCGCTGCCTGACGTGGCCATCCGGCCGTCCGTCGGAGCCAAAGGCAACAGCGAGTTCGAGGTGCGCCTATCCTCTGCGCCGTCTGCGCCGCTGACTGTGCGCTGGGTCCTCTGCACGCTGCCCGCAGACCTCAAGGCGCTCATCGGCTTAAACGCCTCCCTGCTGCCCCTGGCGGTCGCGGGAACTACGCTGGTGGGCCCGGGCATCTCGTCGAAGTCTGTGTCCATCGACGGGCTCTCCCAGTCCATCGGAACCACGGCCAGCGCCACCAAGCACGCGTACAGCAACCGCGCGGACGCCCACCAGGAGATGTTCGAGCGCATGCTGCCGTACGTACGCGGCCGCTACACCGGCCCTGGAATGTCCATCTCCTAGGAGGCGTCGTGCCGCTCTTTCCTCCCAAGTTCCCTGCGAAGGCCGGACCACGATCGGATTTCCTGCCGGATGAGTTCCGTGACGCTATCCTGCAGAAAGGACAGGACGTTACGTGGCAAATGACGGCCGTCTGTCCCTGCGGCCAGAAGCTGGACGACGTCTCGACGAGCTTCGTATTCGCCACGCCCTTGGGCCAGAAGGGAGTCACAGGAGAGGCACGTGTTGCGTGCTCGGTGTGCCAGGGACGAGGATGGTACCAGCACTCCTCCCAGCCCATTCGCGTGCTCATCCACGACATGTCCGTGAACCCCAGGCGCTTCGGCGTGTCCGGCGAGTACGCCAAGGGCCGGGCACGCGTCACCTTCCTGCCGGAGAACAAGCCGGCGCTTGGCGACCGCCTGGAGCTCACCTACTCGGTGCAGCGCATCCACGAGTCCAACCGACGTAGAACGACCGCGAAGACGCAGGCGCTGCGCTTCCCGATCGTGTCCCAGGTCCTGACCACAGCCACGGGCGACCAGACTGTGCGTGTGATTCAGTGCATGCGCGCCATCGACAACGTGGCCTCGGGGGCTAGTGCACTGGTGGAGGGCGTAGACTTCGCAGTGACGGCCGGGGGTCTGCTGGACTGGACCCTGGGTGACGCCACAGGACGCTCCCCGGGAGTGGGCCAGTCATTCACGATCACCTACTTCGCACACCCCCGGTACGTCATCGAGGACGTTCCGTTTGCGGTGCGCGACACGAACGTGCACTACAAGACCCCCGCGCCTGTGTCCACACAGCTGCCCGTGTTCGCCATCGCGCTCCAAGAGTACCGTGGCGACGGAACCAACCCGGGGGTGTAGCATGGGAAACACTACAGTATTCCCCCTACTGCGGGGACGGCTTGTTGACATGCGGAAGGTCATCAACAAGACGATCACGGAGATGAACAAGCTGGCCCGACCTCTTCTCCGGTCCATGCACATACCGAACAGATGGGTGCGTGCATATTTGCGCTGTCTGTCGTTCGAGCGCAATGGGGCCACGGGCGCTGTTATGAAGTTCGACCCTACGAAGGGAACGAAGCAGGATAGGTTCTTCGCATGGGTAGTAGAGAGCGGCACACCGGACGAGGGCGTTGACATGAAGCCCTGGTTCAAGCAGCGAGGGCCTACGAACATTCCCATCATCCACACGCAAAAGTCGGTGCGTCAGATGACACCCGACAAGGCCGCTAGTCTGTCTGCAGTCGTGCGCACGCTAACCTCCCTGGGCCCGGGCCAGCGTGCACCTGCACACATGGTACACAAGCTGGCTGACCGTCACCGATTCGACCCCCTGGCGGCAGTCATCCGGCAGCAGCAGTCCTTTCTGAACGCTGCAGGTGTGAAGCGCGGCCGCAAAGGGTCCTCCGTAGGATTCCGTAGGCTCAGTCCTAATCCTCCTGAGAACGCTACTGGAGACACCCTGCGGCGCTGGAAGGCCTCCTGGTATTGGAAGGGAGGGCAGCCGGGCGGCTACCAGGTGATGGAGAAGCTGCAGCCTCTGTTCGTGGAAGTGTTCGATAGGTGCCTACGCGCGCACCTCCAGGGGGACTAGGATGGGCGCACTGCTGGACTACCATGTGACGTACTGCATCGACCGTGGGTACAAGCTGTACAGGGACAACTACGACGCCTTCGCCTACATGTTCCCTGGCGTGGCCCCAGCCGTGCTGGCAGACTGGTGGGCCGCGTTCAAGAACGCGGAGCCCTCGGTGAGGGGGTCGCTTGACCGAGGCATTACGCAGTACCCGTACATTCTCGTCACGATGGAGTCCGACGACATCCGGCACCAGCCTATGGGAGACCAGGTGTACCGCGACACGGACAGCCGTCGAGTAGACCAGCACATTGCAGACCAGCAGGTCAAGATCACCATCTTCGCACAGACGCCGACGCTGCTGCGCATCTGGTATGAGCTGATGATCCACACGCTGCAGTGGGCCACCAAGCACATGCTACGCGCAGGGTACATGGACTTCCGCATCATCAGCGCGGACGACTTCAACGCCGACGAGGAGGCGGTGGCGGAGCAGTGGGGCCTGGCGGGCGTGACCATGCGCAGCATCTCCTGCGTCGGCATGACGCACCGAGACATCAAGCACTGGGACGACGTGGCCCCTGCACCGAAGAGCTGGTTCACGCTCGCATCCGATCAGACCACAGAAGACGGACAGCCTGGTGGCGTGTCCCCTCAGCCCTAGACACTTGCTGCCGCGTAACCCCTGTGGTAATCTACAGCGGGATGTCGCCCAGGAGAACGAAACATGTCCACTTCCATCATCGTCAACGGTCGGCGGACCTACGTTCCCGGAACCTACGGGCAAATCGTAGCTGACGGGCTGGCCAGTCCGAGCGTCTCCTTGGGCAACCTGGCCCTGGTCGGCGAGTTCCCTCAGCTGCAGAACGACGTCCCGACCACGTACTCGAGCGCCAAGGCGCTCAAGGCGCTGGACTCCAACGACATCAAGTACGCGCGTCTCGCCAAGCTCATCTTCGGTCCCTCGCTGGACCCTAGGGTGTCGAGCGGAGCGGCCAGTGTGACCCTGGTGAACGCCAAGACGGTCGCCCAGGCGTTCATGGATGTTGCGGACGCGGACGGCGTCAACGTGCTGCACCTTGCAAGCAAGCTGTGGGGCTCCCGCGGCAACCAGGTCTGGTTCAAGATCGCGGCCAACGCGGTTGAGGGCAAGGACATTTCGATCACGGCTCCGGGCAAGGTGGGCGAGTCCTACGTCGGCCTGGGTGCTCCTCGTATGGTGAAGGTAGGCAT